GGTTGGGTAAAAATTTAAATCGATTACGTTGTTCAAGTTCTTTACAACTTGGTAGGTATATTCGTACAATAGTTCGTGATTAAACTCACCATTAATAATATACTTAGGTAATGCGATTGATGCCAAATTACAAACCGCTTGTTCTGTTGGTGAGGAGTACTCAAGTATTTCGGTACATAAGTTTGATGACTTAATTGTACCTAAGTTCTTTTGATTTGATTTATAGTTTGCAGGGTCCTTATATAACATATAAGGTGTACCTGTTTCAATTTGTGCAGTTAAAATTGCATCCATTAATTTTCTCGCCTTAACTACTTTTCTCGCTTTTCCTTCTTGTTCGTATTGTTCATATAAACGAGTAAACGCTTTATCTTCAGGACTATCATACGCATCTGATAAACCCGGTGCTTCGTCAGGAGAAAATAGTGACCAATCACCATCACTCTCAACACGTTGCATAAATAAATCAGGTGTCCACATCGCTAAGAATAAATCTCTGGCTCTCATTTCTTCCTTACCGTGATTCTTTCTTAAATCAATAAAATCAAAAACATCAGAATGCCAAGGTTCCAAATATATTGCAAATGAACCTTTACGTTTACCTCCTTGGTTAATCCAACGAGCAACTTCATTGTATGTTTTCATCATCGGTATTAAACCGTCAGATTCTCCACCTGTTCCCTTAATATAAGAACCTTTAGCACGAACATCGTGTACGTGTAATCCGATACCTCCAGCCCACTTAGAAATCTTTGCAACGTCTTTGATTGTATCAAACAATCCATCAATATCATCACCTTTGTTACCAATTAAGAAACAAGATGACATTTGTGGTCTACGCGTTCCCGCATTAAATAATGTAGGTGTTGCGTGAGTGTAAAAGTGTTGTGACAAGTCATCGTAAATTCTTAACGCCATTTGTACATCACCTTTACAAATACCAACCGCAACTCTCATATACATATACTGAGGTCTTTCTACGATTCTATCCCCAATTTTCAACAAATATGAACGTTCTAAAGTTTTGAATCCAAAATAATCAAAATCCAAATCTCTATCCATATTAACCGCACTATCAATAACTTCTCTATTCTCCATTACAAAACTATAAACATCGTCAGAAATCAATGTTGACTCTTTACCTGTCTTAGGTTCAATAAAAGAATGTAGTTCTTTGATACACTGTGAAAACTTTCTTGGTGTTGATTTATGTAAATTAGACACCGCTATTCTACCCGCTAACTTAGCATAGTCAGGGTGAGTTGTAGTCATCTGTGCAGCAGTTTCTGCCGCTAATTTATCCAATTCGATTGTTGATATCCCATCATAAATTCCTTGAGTTACCTTTAAAGTAATGTATGTTGGGTCAACGTATTCCATATTTAAATCGTGACATAAAGCACTAATACGCTTAGTTATTTTGTCATATCTCATTTCTTCTAATTCACCGTTCCTCTTTTTAACTTTCATTTTATATAAAAACTTTTAATTTTAAAAATCCATATCAGAAAACGCACTATCTAGTTCTTCGTCTGATTTATTATGTACTCCTGCTTTTTGATATTCAGCAACTCTTTTCTCAAAGAAATTTGTTTTACCTTGGATTGCAATGTTCTCCATAAAATCAAAAGGATTTGTGGTATTGTAAACCTTAGAACATCCTAAAGCAACCAACAATCTATCCGTTACGAACTCAAGGTATTGTGCCATCAAATCAGAATTCATACCAATTAAACGAACTGGTAATGCTTCAAGGATAAATTCTTTTTCAATTTCTAACGCTCCACAGATAATATCTTTAATCTTCTTTTCAGATAATTTATTTTCAATATGGTTATTGTAAAGATGACAAGCATAATCACAGTGCATACCCTCATCACGAGAAATTAATTCGTTTGAAAAGGTAAGACCTGGCATTAAACCTCTCTTCTTTAACCAAAATAATGAACAGAATGAACCTGAGAAGAAAATACCTTCAACAGCCGCAAACGCAATTAATCTTTCAACGAATGTACCGTTGTCGATGTAATTCATAGCCCACTTTGCTTTCTTTTGAATAGCAGGAACGGTTTCAATTGCGTTAAACAATTTATTCTGTTCTTCTTTGTCTTTAATATATGTGTCAATCAACAATGAATACGTTTCACTATGAATGTTCTCCATCATAATTTGAAAACCATAAAAGAATTTCGCCTCAGTATATTGAACAGAATTAACAAAATTCATTGCGATGTTTTCATTAACGATTCCATCAGACGCTGCGAAGAACGCTAATACGTGTTTGACAAAATGTTGTTCATCATTGTTCAATTTATTTTCCCAATCTGAGATATCCTGTGATAAGTCGATTTCTTCAGCGGTCCAAAAACACGCTTCTTGTTGTTTATAAAGTTTCCATAAATCGTGATGTTCGATTGGAAAAAGAACAAATCGTCCAGGATTTTCTTGCAAAATCTTTTCAGTCATCGTTTTAGTTTTTTTTTGATTAATTAATTAATATTTGTTTTTTTTCTTGGGTCTTCTTGTACACCTCCGCAGCTCTGTTAGCTCTCTCCTGTGTTTTTTGTTCTTCGAATCCAAGTAGGGTGTTTTGACTATCTGTGTCAATGATTAACATTTCATTGTTAAATGTACAGTTTTGGAATATAACACCATCTCTACCAATACGTGATTTCAATAATGTCATAGTTGCCAAGTTGTGTTCTTTTTGTTCCATTGTCTTACCAACTGACATTACAACGTGTCCAATTTGTGCTTTTTTAATTGAACCTCCCATTTGGTCTGTGGTAACAACTTCTGAAGCAATCGATTCACGATTACCTTGTGTTGCTGTCCAAATGGCAATATTAAATTCCGATGTCATCGCTTCTAAACTTCTCATAATTGAACCCTCACCTTTCCATTCTTCACCAAAGGTAGACCTTTCTGGTGAAATACAATCAACATAGTCAATTAGTAAAACATCGACAACAAATCCTTCAGAATGTAATTTTCTAATTTTAGATTTGATTTCTGAAATAGTAACTGAATCACTTGGCATCTTCAAAAGTTTTAACTTACCTTTTGAATTAGCTTCCATTTCTTTAACCTTCGCAATTACTTCTTCTTTTCTTTCGATTTGGTCATCGGGTGCAATTCCACTCCAAATTGTGTAATGCTTTCTTAAGATGTTAGTAACATTATCTTCAAAGAATATTTGAAGTACATTTTTACCATCAGCGTGTGCACTATTTGCAATTTTAGTAAGTAGTGTGGTTTTACCTGTTCCTGTAGGTGCTAAAACAACACCTAACTCACCAATACCAAGACCACCCTTCAAAAGATTGTCAATACCCACAATTCCCAATGGGATTGGGACTCTTGAGTCTTTCTCTAAAGCTGCAGATGGGTTTTCAAACACGTCTCTAATGTCGTCTGATGTTGCACCTACTTGTAATGCCTTTTGAATTATCTGTTCAATCTTTCTATATTCTTCAAAATCACCGTTTTCTATAATCTTCTCAACAGTCTTAAGTTCTTTCTTTAATACCTGTTGTTTACAGAAATTCATTGCAGTATCCATAATCCAAGACTCATTCGTTAAGTCGTGTTCTTGAATACCTTTCAATGTATCCATATGGATTGAAGATGTGGTGTCTTTGTTGTTCTCAACTAAAATTTTCTGAGCTAACGTTTCATAAGACGGCATCTCACCATATAGACCATACAATTCTTTAATATTTTCAATAATATATCTGAAATATGGACCATCAAAGTACTTACTTTCAATTACATCAACAATAGTGACTGCAAATTTTTTGTTTTCAATTATTACCTTAATTAAGGATTTTTGGAAATTCTGACCAAGTTGACCAAAGTTTTTTTCACTCATTAGATGTATATGTTTATATATTAAAAATATTATTAAAGTTCATAACCCAAATAGGTAGTTTCAAGTTCATAATCTGACAAAACATCAGTTAACTCTGACAAAATTTTCCTAACTTTAGGTCTAACATCAACCGCATATCTCGCCTTTGGGTGATAGACGTGTGCGGGAAATATTCTTGAAATAAATACATCGTCATTTAACTTAACTTCCAATAAAAAGTACTCTTCTTTTTGTGGTTCGTTATCTTCCACATTCTCGTTAGACAAGAAATAATTTTGATTTTCACACATATAATCGGAACTTTTCATTTTCAAATCTTCAGCAATTTCGTCACAAATATTTTTCACTGTGTAGTGTAAATCTAGTGACCTTCTAGCCTGTGGATTATATCCCTTTACGTTAAAGAATCTTTGGATAATGAAATTACCTTCAAGGGTTAAAAGGAATTCAAATTTTGTTACGTCTTGATTGTTCATTGTTTATTTTTTTTAATTTAAAAATGTGTTTATTTTTTTCTTTTCTGGTTAATCTTAGGAATGGATTTAAAAATACTATCCATTTATCATCTGATTTAGGTAATAGGAGGAATATCCCATCCTCCATCATCATTTTCATTGTGTTTTTATATGACCTCCCCTCAGTGTCCAAATTTTCATTTATTAATTGAGTGACTTGTGATTTAGCTTCGTCATCTAAAAATGGAACATCTAAATTCACTATCCTATCATTGATGTCAAAAAATTCTTCTCCGAATACACCATATTTGGTGACGCCGGTTAATAGATTTCTAACCAACCAATTATTTTTATCTTGTTCAAATAATAGGTTACCTTTTTCTTTAATTTCTGAAAGTGTGAGGGGTGTATGTTTTATCTCAGGAAAAAGAGATATGAGTCTTTTAATACCC